AAGAAGAGTATCGCACTTTTTAAAGATAGCTATATCTATATCAGCTTCAAGACGTGGGTCTAGAGAAATTATGTTAGACGATTGGGAAATAACAAAAGAGATTATGTTTAATATGGAACAGAACATGCCTAAAGCATTAGAAGGTTTTGGTATGGCAAGAACAGGTCGTATTGCTCACGATATGAGGGTGTGGTTGGATGCCACACTTGCAGGCAAAAAGACGCATATAAACATACGTGCTTTTAAACGTGAGTTACTCCGAAAGATACCAAATCCAGGCGAGTTAGATCAGACGATAAAAGCTATGGAAGAATCTGGTTACATTAAATTAGAAGGTAATTTAGTGTTTCCATGTAAAAAGTAATTGATTGTTGAAATGAATAATGTTATACTGCGTACTTTGCGCGTGATGAAACTAGAGGGAATTTATGAAATTAGAAATTGATATGACGAAAGATAATCTGCTGCCGAAAAATGCTGTGGATATCTTAAAAGATAGGTATATGTTACCAGAAGAATTAAGCCCACAAGAGTCTTTTGCTAGGGCTTGTATGGCATTTGCAGACAATAAAGCACATGCTGAGAGATTATATAAATATGTATCTAACTTATGGTTCATGTTTGCTTCACCATTATTATCTAATGGTGGTACTGACAGAGGGCTACCCATATCATGTTTCTTAAACTATGTACCCGACAGCCGTGAAGGACTAGCTGAACACTATACAGAAAACATCTGGTTATCTAGTATGGGGGGCGGAATAGGTGGTTATTGGGGCCATATTCGCTCACAGGGGCAGTCTACTAGCAAAGGTAATAAAACCACAGGGGTAATTCCGTTTATGCACGTAGTGGACTCTCAAATGGTTGCTTTTAACCAAGGTTCTACTAGACGTGGTTCATATGCTAGTTATATGGACATCTCACACCCAGAAATCGTAGAGTTTATTGAGATGAGAAAACCTACAGGCGGCGATATCAATAGAAAGAATTTAAATATGCATCATGGGGTCAACATATCTGACAAGTTTATGAAGGCTATAACTGATGATTTAGAATGGGATTTAATTGATCCCAACAGTAAAGAGATTGTCAAGACTGTAAAAGCAAGAACCCTGTGGATAAAATTGATGGAAACTCGTATGCAAACAGGCGAGCCATACATCATGTTTAAAGATACAGTTAATAAAGCTTTACCAAAAGAATTAAGAGATAAAGGATTAAAAGTAAATCACTCCAACTTATGTAGTGAAATAACTTTACCCACAGCCGACGATAGAACAGCAGTGTGTTGTTTATCAAGCTTAAACTTGGAGTACTTTGACGAATGGTCTAAAGATGAAATGTTTATAGAAGACATCATGCGTATGTTAGATAATACCTTGACTACATTCATAAAGAGTGCCCCCTCTACCATGTGGCGGGCAACTAAGAGTGCAGAAGCTGAGAGGTCAATTGGTCTAGGCACTATGGGTTTTCATTCTTATTTACAACGTAATGATATAGCTTTACAAAGTCCAACTTCAATGGGCCCGAATCTTAAAATATTTAAACATATAAAAAAGAAAGCTGATGCTGTTAATTTGTTATTAGGGAAAGAACGCGGCGAAGCTCCAGACATGAAAGGTTCTGGTAAAAGATTTTCACACATGATTGCTATTGCACCAAATGCAAGTAGCTCTGTTATATGTGGCAACACATCACCAAGTATTGAACCATTGCGTGCTAATGCATTTTCTCAAAAAACATTGAGTGGTTCGTTTTTAATTAAAAATAAATACTTAGAACAATTATTAGAGAAGAAAGGAAAGAATACTAAAGATGTTTGGACAACTATTATTACTAATGGAGGAAGTGTTAACCATCTGGACTTCCTCAATCCTCACGAGAAAAATGTATTCAGAACTGCGATTGAAATCGACCAAGCATGGCTTATCGACCTTGCCGCAGAAAGACAGAAACATATATGTCAAGCACAATCATTAAACTTATTTTTCCCACCAGATGTAGAAGTAAGAAGATTAAACAATGTACACAAACGTGCATGGACTAAAGGATTAAAAACTTTGTATTATTTAAGAAGTGAAGCTATCAAAAGAGCAGAAAATATATCTGTTAAAGTAGAAAGGCAAATACGTGCCGATAGTGATGAAGATGAATGTGTAATGTGCCAAGCATAGAAAGGATAAAGAATGTCAGTATTTAATAGTAGGTCATATTATAAACCATTCAAGTATGAATGGGCGTTTGAAGCGTACGACCTTCAACAAAAAATGCACTGGTTACCCAGTGAACTATCGTTACATGAGGATGTAAATGATTGGAATAATAAAATGAATACTGGGGAAAAGAATCTAGTAAAACAAATTCTAACTTTCTTTACCCAAGGGGATGTTGATATAGCACAAGCATACATGGATGTATATATGCCCATGTTTAAACAACCAGAAATAAGAATGATGTTATCAGCTATTGCAACAAGTGAAGCAAACCATGCACATAGTTATTCATTATTAAATGATACAATAGGTATGGATGATAAAGATTATAAAGCTTTCCAGGAAGTAAAAGCCATGAACGATAAACATGAATACTTGTGGAGAAACAAGGGGGGCACGGAGGAGGAGAAGATTGTCAGAGACATGGCAGTTTTCTCTGCCTTTGGCGAAGGCTTACAATTGTTTGCCAGCTTTGTTATGTTACTTAACTTCCAAAGGTTTGGTAAGATGAAAGGCATGGGTCAAATAGTAGCTTGGTCTATCCGTGACGAGTCTCACCATGTGGAGAATATGATTAAGCTTCTGCATTGTGTTTTAGATGAAATGCCGCATGTATGGCATGATGATTTTAAAGCTACACTCTATCAGATATGTAGAGAAATGGTAAATTTAGAAGATAAGTTTATTGATTTAGCATTTGATTTAGGTCCTGTAGAAGGTCTAACTCCAGAAGAAGTTAAGCAATATATAAGACATATAGCAGATAGAAGATTGCTACAATTAGGCTTAAAACCTAATTATGGTGTAAAAGATAACCCTCTCGAGTGGGTCGATTGGGTAGTAAACGGTGTAGAGCATACCAACTTTTTTGAGAATAAAGCTACGGAATATGCCAAAGGTACTCTTACAGGTACTTGGGATGAAGCTTTTTGAAAAAAAGTATTGACTCAAAATCAAAAGTGTGCTATTATTCTAAATAAGGGGGGCACAAAGGGCATTCTAACTTTCTTGGGGGACAGGTTTAGTTAGTGTGCCCTTAGCTTTTTGGAGTGTGTGATGGAATTTACAAAAGAACAATTAAAGAACTATATTAAAGAATATCAAGTCAAAGGACGAACTGCATATTCTAGGTCTCGTAGTCGTACGACTGATGCAAAAGAGGCTAGAAAATACCATGCAGAATATCTAGATTGCCAAGCTATGGTAAGAAATATTAATTATAAAATGAATCACGATACGTGGTTGTATGATGACCTGCCTAATGGACATCTTGTGAAACATTTTAGAGTAATAGCATCTGGTGACCCAGAAAGACAAGGGAAACTTATAGATGCATTTGGAAGGGTATATGTATCAAGAGAAGGAAACGAAGTATGATGGCTTCGCTAAAAAACTATATTATGATTTTCGTAGAACGAAGAAAGGTTTGGCACATTGGGATAGGTTAGACTTTAAAGAAAGAGATGAGTGGCGTGGTATAGCTCAGCTTAGAAAAAGAGACAGTAAATACTTTAAAAGATTAAAGAAACAAACAGGAGATAGAGATGAAAGACACACTACAAGAATCGGTTAATGCGGTTGTGTTAGCCAAAGGAAGTAAGTCCGAAGCATCAAGAAACTTAAAAATACCACGCACCACTTTAGTAAGTAGATTGGAAGCGGCAGAACGTGCTGGTATCACACCTACAGTTAAATCACCAGATTTAGAAGTTGCTTTAGCCGAACAAAAAATGGCTAATGATTTACAAGTTAAAGACTTAAAAAGACAACTAGAAGAAGCTACATTGCAGAATGTAACCTCTAGTTATATACGTAAGCATGTATTTGAGTTAGGTAAATACAATGCAAAACCACCTAAATGGTTGATTAAATCATCACCAGCAAAGGGGGCACCTGGTGTTCCTACTTTATTCCTAAGTGATTTTCACTATGGGGAAGTAGTTAAACCCGACGCTGTAAATAATCTAAATAAATTTGATAAGAAGATTTCGCAATCGCGATTGAAGTCTACTGTAGAGACTGCTATTGATTTATGTCAAAATCACATGGTCAATCCAAAGTATCCAGGCATTGTTCTTGCTTTAGGAGGAGATATGATGTCTGGTACTATACATGATGAATTGACAGAAACAAATGACGGAACTACCATAGATCATGTATTAGAATTATTTGACCAATTAGTCTGGACAATAGACACATTAGCTGATAAATTCGGTAAGGTTTTTGTACCTACTGCATACGGTAATCATTCTCGTATGTATCAGCAGTATAGAAACAAAGAAGCGGCTCATTTAAGTTTTGATTGGTTGTTATATAACATGTTGGAAAAACATTATATTGCATCTAAAAATGACAGAGTCCAATTTCAAATTCCTGTTGGATTTGACACGTACTATAAAGTATATGGTACTAGTTATCTGCTCACACACGGCGATAGGCTAGGTGTAAGAGGAGGTACTGGTATTGTAGGGATGTTAGGCCCGATAGCGCGTGGAGTTCAAAAGGTAAGGTCGGAATATGCTAACCTTAATAAGTCCATTGATTATGTTATTATGGGGCATTACCATCAGTATATTTCGATTAAAGGAGCTATTGTAAATGGCTCACTCAAAGGCTACGATGAGTATGCGATGGGTAATAGATTCGCTTTTGAGATACCAAAACAAGCTTTATGGTTCACACATCCCGAATATGGGGTGACTTTTCAAGTGCCTGTAATCGCCCAACAAGGCGTACCAAAGGCACCTAAAAAAGAGTGGCTACAATGGGCATCCTAGAAGCTGATTCGAGGGGGGCAGGTCTTGTATGTGCCCCCTTTGTCTGTTATAATAGTAGTAACGGAGGAACTCATGGAAAATAACAAAATGACCCCACCTGTAGATTTTCAGATGGGTAAAGTAAAGATTGGCGGAGACGCTGTAAAAGTAGAGGAACCAAAAGATGACGATAACAAGAAGTCAGCTAACGAAAACAACGGAGAGAAAAATGCCACAAGGTAAAGGAACATACGGAAGTACAAAAGGAAGACCACCTAAGAAAAAGAAACAAATGGGCAAACCGCCTGGGATGTTAAAAAAAATGAATACAGGCAATCCATTTTCAGCAGGTGCGAGCACAACTAAAAAGAAAAAGCTAGCGGCTATGTACGGAGACCCTAAAAAAGTAACTAGAGGCGATATTATTACTGCCGCTAAAATGAAAAAGAAAAAGAAATCATAATGATTAAGATTTGGTTACTTGTTGCTTTTATGTCATCACCTGGATGGCCATCGGTTAGAACACAAGCATTTGTATATCCCGATGAAGGTACATGCGTACAAGCACAAGTAGACTTTTTTAATTTTTATGAAATACAACCAGAGCACTATAGAAATACTACAATAATAGATGCACATTGTTTGGAGTTTGAATCATTTGCTATTCCAGGTTTCCAAGATATGGGTTATGACAGCTAGTAGTTGCAAAAATTGTGGACATGGGTGTCATTGCTCGAATGGTGGTAGTTGCAGTTCTTGTGGCTGTGCTAACTGTGAGCATGATACCGAAGCAGAAAGGTTATGGGATGGCGGGTATTGATATCATAAAAACTCTTCAAGAAATGTTTACTAAAAGTTCACCACAAACAGATATTTTAAATTATCTAAAAGAAAAGGGATATAGTGACAAAGCGGCTGCAGGAATACTTGCTAATATTGAATTAGAAACAGGTGGTACTTTTGATTATCAACAAAAAGAAAAAAAAGGTGATGCTTATGGTTTGTTTCAATTTGATTTCATGAAACCATATTATGAGGATTATCTTTTGCGAGAAGGTAAAGATGACTCTATGGAAGCCCAAATAGATTTTATGGATGATGTTGTTAAAGGAAATGAAGAAATGTTAGGTGGGAAAGAAAGAGCAATTTTAAAAGGAGAATTATTTTCTGGTAAATTTGAACCAGATAGAATAGCTAAAAGTTTTAATTCTATTTTTGAAAAAGGAAAACTAGAAACCGATTATGGCAATCGTGAGGATTTAGCCAATAAAATTTACGAAGAATATTTTTAATGAATGGAATGGCTAATCGCAATTCTTTCTGGATGGATAGTCCAGGAGACAATAAGAGAAGCAACTGAGTTAACTAATAATAGTGGAGGTACAAATATGTTAGGTGGATTACCAGTAGAAATGATTACAATGCTAGGCTCTAGTGTACTGGGTGGATTTATGTCTATCTGGGGACAGAGTATCAAAGCAAAACAAGACGAACAGAAAATGTTATTGGCAAGAGCTGATAACCAAATGAAACACATAAACGCGGCTCGTACATACGAGAACAAAGGCTTTCAATGGACTAGAAGAATTATAGCCTTAACCGCAGTATTCAGTATAATACTATGGCCTAAAATAGTACCTGTATTTTTTGATACAAGCGTATGGTTAACATGGACTGAGTTTAGCAGAGGTTTCTTATTCTTAATTGAGAAAAAAGAAATAGTTATGGACAAAGAGTTCTTTGGTGTTGTTATAACTCCATTAGATACTCACCTAATGTCTGCAATCATTGGATTGTACTTTGGTGGAAGTCTGGTTAAAAAATAATGAAGATATCGGATAACACAGCGATAAGCATGCCCATGAGAAACCTAATTGGCCTAATCATGGCCATAGGAATTGGTATCTTCGCATACAGTGATTTGACACAAAGGTTGACAGAACTTGAGACTGCAAGACAGTTGATGGAAGCTGATTTGTTAAAAAAAGCTGAGCAGACGCCAGTCGATCAGGAGCAGTATATGTTACTAGAATTTATCGCAGGACAGTTTGAGGTTATGGAAACAGAAGTACAATCTATTGAATCAAATAATATAAACATAGACTTTTTACAAACACAGGTTGAAAAACTGCAAAACGATGTAGAAATGTTAAAGGATAAGGTGAGACAAAATGGAACCTACTAGCACAATCGCGATGGTGCTCAGTTTATGCATGTTTGTCAACGGGTCGCTTGACGGCCATATGATGACAGACGGATTATCAAAATGCTTGAAAGCTAAACGTGAGGCCGAGCGCAACTTGGCAGTTGGCAGAGAGAATGTTATTCGTTATGAGTGTGGTCAAGTCAAGGCAGAGCTTAGACCAGACGCAGAAGGTAACTTAAAAATATATAAAATACTAGAGGATAAATATTAAAAATGAAAACTATATTAAAAAATAATTTATTATTAGCAATTTTATTAACCTTTATTCTTGCGGTTAGTTCTACGCCTGCGTGGGGAGATTCCACAAATGATAATAATGCACAAACAAATTCATCAGGCAGTAATACTCAGATAACAGGTGGATATACGGCTACTACGACAAACAACAATGATGGTCAAACAAATACAACTACAAGCACTACAACTAATAACAGCACTACTAATGGGTCTGACATACCTGTAGGGTCGGCAAATGCCCCCTCTTACTCAGCAATGAGTCAAGATGTATGTTCAATGGGTGTTAGTGGTTCAGTTAGTACTGGTGTACTAGGATTTTCGGGCGGCAAGCATGTCAGAGATTTAAACTGTGAACGTATTAAGCTTAGTAAAGTACTTTTTGATTATGGCATGAAAGTAGCGGCTGTGTCAATTTTGTGTCAAGATGAGCGAGTTTTTGAAGCCATGCTTATGGCAGGAACTCCTTGTCCATGTGAAGGGTAGAGTGGTGCGCAAGCTATTGAGCAGTGGAATAAGTATGATGTTGAAAGACCAGACTACGACTCTTATGTATCCAAACTAGAAACACGTTCTCGTATTGATGAAGAGTTAGCAGAAAT